AACCTACTTCAGCTTTTCTATCTCCTTTTCTTACTTCAATCTTTTGTTGCCACATCATTACTTTATCTGGAGACATAGGTCTGTACCAAGCAGTATGCTCATTTAAGAATGCAGCATATTCATTTAAGAATTTCCATGTACCTTTCTCATTAATGTAATCTTTAAGACTAGCTCCCATTTTAAGTGTGACTCCGGCCTCAAACCATAACTGATTAATTAATTTACCTGCATGAAAATAACTAGATGCAATCTGTCTTTTCTTTAGTATAGCAGCATGTAAATAAAATAGTTCTGCAAGCACCTCATATAATGCCATATGATATTGTGCATCTCTTATCTGTGCAAAGTCAAACTTTTGTTGTTCTTTATCAAAGATAGGTAAGAAGTTTAACCACATATAATAGTCTCTGGTAAGATACCAATTCTTTTCTCCACTCTTAATTAAGATACCTTTTCTGCATTTAGTTTTTTGGTCATCCCAATAGTTTATAAAGTCTTTTGATTTAAACGGTGCCATGGTATAAACATTCTGTTGTTTAAATCTTCTTGATTCTATTGTAAATAGATCAGCACTTATTTCATCAAACTGATATTCACCTGGTTCTTTAAAAATACTAAGTAAGTATTCAGCAAAGGCTTCTCTAGTTTCAAAAGAAGTAGTTGTCCAAGTACCATTATCCCATGTTGGGATATCTTCATATATTTCACTCATTATGCATCATATGCTAGTCCTTGTCCTCCGCGCACTTTGCTAGATTGTTCCTCTTGTAAGTCTTTGTAAACTCCTTTAAATGAGGCTCTTATCTGGTCAAAATTCTTTGCGGCTGCTACAAGTGAATTAATATTTCCATCTCTTCCTGCAGTGATTGGTGTAGTTTCCATGTACTTTCCAAGTCTATCAAGCATTGAAGACATTCCTTTATATGCTCTGGATGTAGGAGTTTCATACATTCTTTCACAAAATCTTAGTGCTGCAAAAACTGTAGGATCTTCTGTTGAGAACTCTCCTTCAATCTCACGCATGATTATAGATTCTTTTTCAACCTCCGGTGTATGAAAGAAAGGATTCATATCTGGATTAGGACATGTCATGTAAAACAAGTACTGGTAGATCTTAAGATGATCTTCTGGATATTCTTCCATTACATCTTTCAATGCCTTCAGTGTGTAACAATGCTCAGTAGGAATTACTGTTCTGTTTTGAACATCAAATAGTTTTATTAACATTAGTGCTTTGTTTTAATTTTGTCTCTGTTATCATTAATATAATGAATAATTGCCAATACTTCATCAACAAGATAAGGTATTGCAATTGGTATAACTTCTTTTACTAGTGGTTCTCCATGAAGATCACGTTTTGCTATTGGGTATCCCCAATTGTCTACACTTTCAACTTCAAAGATTACATGGTTAACAAATATTTTTCCTGGTTTAAGTTTAGGATTATGCTTCAGTATAATGTACATATAAATACTTAACTGTAATGCATAGTGGTTGAAATGACAATCATCAAGATTATCTACTGGAGCTAACAACTTAGTTGACTTACCTTCCCAGTCTACCCATGATTCTTTTTTAATTTCTTTGTTGGTCTTGTAGTCAATGATGTTTACTTTACCATTAACTACTTCAACTAAATCTGATTGCCCACAGATACCTACTGAACGTAGGTATACCATGTGCTCAGGATAAACTCCTGGTTCAAGCTTTTGAGATGGAGCATGTCTTATTCCATTATTTTCACCGGATGGTTTAAATACAGGAATAGTTACACCTTCTCTTTCAATTGAAGCAAATGAACATATGTCATCTTCTCTTTGGTTATGATACCATGTACCAAGCGTTGTAGATCTGTCTGCTTCATTTTTCCAAATCTCTTGTATTATGACAGGATCAACACCACCCCACTTTGACTTCTTGCTTTTAGAAACTCTTTCTGCAACCTTTTTTGTATCAAAAGGTGTTTTAAAATGGGAGACAAGTGTTGTTACACTTACCCAATCAATGTCACTGCCTTCAAGACTTTTGTAACTATGATCATGTGCGTTAAATACTATCATTTCTTTAATTGTTATGCATTCTCTATAATTGATTCAGCTAATGTTCTAGATGCTTGATCATCAGATATCATCATTTTTCTAATGTTGACTACTTCTTCCTGAGTAAACTTACCCTCCATTCCTAGCATTTTCAGTCTTAGAAATTTATTATCAAGTTCTAACTTATTTAATCTATCCATAAGTTCTGATATTCCAGTTGGTGTGAGTGTAGTTGTTTCCTCTTGTAACTGACTAAAAATACCATTACCATTACTAGGAATAGTATTAATAACTTTAGTAGGGTCAGCAACATAAATACTATTATTTGGATCTATATACATAATTTTAATCTTTAAGGTTCTCTAATTCATCTTCTTGTTCTTCTGTAAATACAGCATCCCATTTTCCTTTAGGGCATGCTGATGCTAATGATCTTGTCTTGAATGATAATGAACAACCACACTCATTACAACATGGGGCTGTTCCTGGTAATGCACACTCATCTCCTATGAACTCACATTTATCACAAATGTCATGTCTTAGTACTGCAATTTCTTCAACAACTTCATCTCTGATAATAGCATTTGTTATCCCTTCAAAAATCAGTTTCCTATTCTTCCAAATGTTTTTAAGGTTTATCTTCATCTTTTTTAGATTTAATGTTATCTTTTTTAATTTCCTGATCCGCTATTCTCTGCTCTAGCTTGATCAGTAGGTCAAGTTTGTTTTCTACATTCTTCTTATTAAAATAAGCTCTGAATGTAGATGTATCATGATTACTTAAAGCCTTGGTATATTTGGGTATTGCTTTCCTAATTAATCTAGGTTTTGCTACAAACTGACCAAGACCATCCACATTTATTCTGTGATGGGTTAAGTTACTCATGTTTTCTCTTACTGCTTTATAATAGAATTCAATAAAATCTTCTACTAAAGGTTCTGGAACATCCAGTTCATCAGCAACCTGTCTGTAAAGTTTATTTGCCTTCTTGGGATTCATGTGCTAAGAACTTGTAATCTAATAACACTGTACCTTCTGTTTGAATCTTTAGTTCTGGATTAAGCATAATTAACTTCTTATTATCCGAATCTTTAACCACTAAACCATTCTTCTCAGATTTGTTTATAGAATTTCTTACAGTTTGTGGAGACTTAAATATCCAATCCTCATCTGTAGAAGTATCAACACAAAAATGACTGAGCTCAATTGGTTGGTTAAAACTAAGCAATGTCAAACAGTTAAGATCAGACTCACTCATTGCTATATGATTAACATAACAATGAGTTAAAATCTGAAATTTTACTACATCCCATTTTGGCATCTTTACACGTTTCTCAACTTGATTTACTAATGCCATGATGTTATCCCTTTTTTAATTTTCTTTCCTTTGGTTTATCCTCATCTTCTGGACCTTCTACATCTCTCTTTTGAGTTTCTTGCATCATCATTGCATACTGTATACCATACTGAGCACGTCTAAATCTTTCATGATCAATGTCAGCTAATAGTTTTTCATACTCATGTTGTGCTTTTAAATAAGGAAGAGACTCAGTGTAGAAAAGTAACATTTCTTCTTTCCTTGCTGTTAGTTCTTCTGCTGATAACTGTTGTTCAGCCTCATTAAATTGTTGGTTTTCCATCTTATTATATTTTAAAGTTTATACAAATATACAATTTTTGTTTAAACATATATAATGTAAAAAAGAAAATCCAGATATACAACATACCTGGATCACTATATTTTAAGTAGAGATTATTTCTTTTTTGCTACAAGACCCCCTTTTTTCATAGTTTTAACGGGCCCCCCTTTTCTTTGAAGTTTTGATTCAACTCTTTTTTCAACTCTATCAACTCTAGCAGGACTAATAGACTTTTGTTTTTCTTTTATTACCATACCTTCAGCATCTCTCTTAGTTTTTGTAAGATAGCCTGATTGACCAGCATAACCATTAAGCTTTGTAAAAGATTTTTCTTTTGTTCCTCCACCTCTAGTTGGTGTAGTTTTTGTTACTCCTTGATATCCAGCTTCACTCCAAGTTGAACCACCTTTTTGCTTTCTTACTAAAGTTTTAATAGCACCGCCTTTTTTGTTCTTATCTAGCATTTTTTTAAGACCCAATCCTGCACCAACTGCAGCCCCAGCTCCTAGAATAGTACCTAATACACCACCGCCACCACCACTACTGCTTTTAGAAGATGATCTAAACTTAGTTTTTTTACCACAACTATTTTTTCTTCTTTTTCTTTTTTTACCATCAGAAGATATATATTCTTCCATACAGCTATCATCTGTACTACCACCTTCAGCATAACTCTTCATTGATCTGATGATCTGGTTTTTACTATCTATCATGATTATCTGTTTTTAATTGTAAAGTTTAAAATAGTTAGCATGTAGAACTCTCTAGTTCTATCTAACTCTAAAGAGAAAAAGTCAATGGTAGATATTCTACATTTGATAGATATTTTATCCCATTGCTTATTCCAAGATTTCCAGTTGTGTCTTAATTTCATTTTATAAAGTTTTAAGCATTGCAATCATTTTTGGTTGAGGAGAAATATCACTCTTGTCTTTTCTATAAGAGTTATGTGTATATACTCCTGGTACTGCAGATAGAGCATTTTTAGAAACTTCCCACATATCTTTTTCATTATACTTTAATGAG